ATACATGAAGAGATTAAAAAAGTAGAGTATAAAGACGATATATATCTCTCAACATTTGATTCTACCTTTTCGCCAAATACAGACCCATACACACCTATTGTAAGTCTCAATAAATACGATTCTGATGCTAATCCTATAACTTGGACTGTACAACAGTTGACTAGTACAAGTCTTGGAATTCTTGATAATGTTGATCTTTTTAACATGGATACTGAATGGATTGCACATGTATCTAAGGGGTCAATAGCAAATCGTCCATCAAACCAAAGACTTAATCCAACAATTTCACAATTAGTTGGTTCTGGAAACGAATATACAATAACACCAGTTCTTTCTAGAACATCAGGAGATTATGATTATTCTGAATATACAGAAGAAATTACAAATGATGTTTATAAATTTACTGGACAAATTGCTACAGGCAGTGGAAAAAGTGGGTTGCCAAAAAAAAGCAATTTAGATTCAAACTATCTTGAAAATAGTTTTTATTTTACACTTGAATATACCCCAACTCAAGCACATGTCACATTTGGAAATATTCCAGACTTTTACGATTACATTGGATTAGGCGCACCAGATGTAAAATATAAGGTATCATCACCATTAAGACTTTTGACAAATTGCCAAGGAATTGTTTTTAATGATGTTGATTCTTCATTATCAACTGGTAATATATCTGGTAAAAAATTATTTGCTGTGAATAACTCAAGTAGTGGAAGAACAGTTGATCAATATAATCTTAACAATCCTTATGGGGTTGATTCATTGTTCTCAACATCTACTCCAGATAAATCATTAGGAATATATAATAATTTAGGAATTTCAAACAGTATTACAGAAGCAATAAATTCAAGTAATTTGTTTGGTTTAGATTTTAATGATTCTGGTACTAGATTATTTTTGGCAGATAAAGGTCATAATAATATATACCAATACGATCTTACAAATCCATACGAATTAGATGATTCTGCATATTATAAAACTGATTATTATGAGAACGCGAATATTCAAAATCCTGTGACTGTTTCTCAATCAGCGAACAGCCAGATTAGAGATTACACGTATGTTGCTTGGTTTAGAAACTTTATAACAAAATGGTATCCCACACAAAATATATATGATAATACTTTTACCACACATTTATCAAAAGATGGCAAACATTATTATATTATGGATGCTAATGGAATTAAGCAACATGATTTAAGTCATAAAGATCAAATATGCACTGCAAATTATGTAGGATTGTTTTCTATTTTTGAATCTACAAAAAGATTTTATTGGCCTGGAGGTAAAGGTGGTAGTGGTGGTAATACTAGAGAAGGTTATGGATATGTACGAACTGATTCAACATTTTCCACAATTACTCAACACTTCAGAGAAATATTACCAGAAGGGTATAGTCCCTTTCCAACATATAGAAGGGCTGCACATTTTAACAAAAACTCAATATTTATATTGATAAACCAAGTACTTAGAGTTATTGGGTATAAAATTCAATACGATTTTATACACTCAGCATATCCTCAATGCTTTACAATTTCTGCTGATGGTACTAAATTATATATTTTATGGGGATGTGCTTATGATAAAGGACAGTTAAAACAATACACATTAACAACTCCTTGGCTAATATCATCAGCAACTCCCACTGCTACAGTGAGCCATGGTATAGGCCAAAAAAGTCCAAATACAGATAATGTAACAGAATCAAAATTATATAGTTGTTGGGGAATAGAACTTAAACCAGATGGCAGTTCTATATTTATTTGGGATAATGATACAAATTACGTTTATGAATTTACAATGTCTACACCATATGATATAACAACTGTGCAAAATGATGCTGGAATAATCCAACCTTGGAGTGGATCATATACAAGACGTTCACCTCAAATTATTGCTTCACCAAGACTAAAACATTTTAAAATGAATAGAATTGGAACAAAATTTTATTTATCAAATTCCTCAATAACAAGACAATATAGCATGTCAATTCCATACGATGTTTCAACTGCAACTTTTGATGTGGAAAGATCAACACTTGGTGTGACAGATGTTTCTGCTGGTGCTGGGTTTGAACTTAATCAGGATGAAACTACTATCTATCTTCCAAAAACTACTGAAACTCAAATACAATCATTTCAACTCACCAATAGCAGTGCAGCAAATAACGACAGTGCGGATTTAAATTCAGCAGTTACGGTACAAACACAAAAATATTTAAATTTAGATGCTTACATTCCATCAAATCGGCTGCATGATGTAACATTAACCTCTGATGGAAAACAGATGTATGTTATTGAAAATAGAAGCACTACCGCTCAGAAAGTTCATAGGTATAATCTATCAGATTCAAATGAAATTTACAGTGCGGTATATGATTCTGCTTTTTCAACACTACCTGATTATAGTCTGATTACTGGTATGGCATTAAACGATTCTGAGAATAAAATGATAATTGTTGGTGGTCCAAGCACCAAAGGTTTTGTGCGAGAATATACAATTACAAATCCATTCTCTAGTAGTACATTCAATACCCATGAATATTTATTAACTGGTCCAAATAATAAAAATATGGCAGATGTTCATTTCACTCCAGAAGGGGATAAATTTATAACATTGGGTAATAATGGAATGATGGACGTATATACCACAAGAAATAAATTTGTTATTAAACCAATATAAATTGATAATCATATAAATAGTAGATAATAACTAAGGATAACCTAATATGCCCACCAAAGGAAGATCATTAGCAAATGGAGAGATGTTTGGAAATTTTAATCCTAGTAACGACTCTGCATATGATTTAGGTTCATCCACTAAAAAGTGGAAAGATTTACATTTAAGCGGTAATACATTATATCTAGGGGATAGTGGATCAATTTCATCAAACGTAGGTGGTGCAATTGGGTTGCCTTCAATAGAAATTGGCACTGGTGCAAATACAGTTTCTTTAACGGCTAGTGATAGCGGTGAAATGGTAATTCCTGCTATGAAGATTGGCTCTGGTTCAACAGCAGTAGTTCTTAAAGCATCCGCGACAGGAACTTTAGAAACAACTAATACGTCTGGAGTAGTTCAAGATACTGCTTCAAGCATAGTGAGTATGGTTCAAACTGGCGCATTGATCGTTACTACTGGTACAAAAAGATGGTACTCACCTAGCACATCAAACACAATAAGCAAAATTGTTGCGAGAGTTAACACAGCACCAGTTGGTGCTGGAATAAATGTAACAGTGAATAAGAACGGTTCTTCTGCTGCTACATTGGTAATTGCTGATGGTGGAACAAAAGTTGTTAATAGTTCTCCTAGCATATCATTAGTAGAAGATGATTATTTAACGGTAGATATAACACAAATTGGAAGCACTACAGCGGGTTCTGATCTTACTGTTATGTTTACATATGTATAATTTGTATATAAATAAAATAAAACGGAGTTGAAATGCAATTTACAAAAACACATGAAGATTTTGATGATAGTGACAATGCAATAACAATAACTCGCACATTTGATGCGGTTCTTAATGGAACAACATTGGAAATTTCAGAAACTGTGGATGGTACAAAAAAACCTTGTCTAACTCAACCTTGGAAAACAAATCCAGATGGAAGTAGAAGTGATTGGGTAGATATAAATGAAGCAATTGAATGGTATAAACTTCAAGCATAAAGTAGGATAAAGATATGGCACTAATTAAAAAGGGATACCAAGCACATAAATTTGCTGTAGTGGAGAGTCCACATGCAGGAAGTACTATGATCTATCTGTATCAACAACCCCATGATAAAAACACGCTTGCTCCTATAATGGCTGAAGAAGCAGTATTACAACAGACCCACAGTTTTCCACAAATGGCGTTTGGTGTAACAGGTTGGCATGTGGATGCTTATGGCTATGCTGGTTTAAATGTAGTAAACAATAATGAAACTTCAATAAGTATTTCTACTTACAGGGCTGGTGGAGGTTTTACAATATTCCTTCCAAAAATGACAGCAGGAACTAGTTATGGCGCAGTCGTAGGTGGGCATAATGACTCTTATTGGTCAAATGTGGACCCTTGCCCATTTATGAGTATGGATGAAACTGTTGAAAATGCTAGAATGCGTAGAATAGTTGATGGTAATGATGAATTAGTGGTAATGTTAGGAAATGAGGGCTGGAGTTCAAACTATCATTGTAATGTTAGTTGGTATAATAAAGGTTCTAATTACAATTTAAATGATTCACCACCTTCAAACGATTATTACTATGTCAATCACAGCAGTAGTTATATTCCGATTCCTTATATGTCAACTGTAAAAGTCGGAAATTATGTTTCTGGAATATACGGTTATTATCGCTACAATTATGCATATCAATATGTCCAGATTGGAAGAACCTTGTTTTCTGATCATCATTACGCTAATCAAGAAATGATTACAGCATCACGTAGGAATTATTATACTTTACAATATATAGGTAATGCAAGTGATGGAAATCCGCTATACTTATATAATTTAAGCACAGATGATCATCAACAATATATTACAAAACATAATGTTGCTTCAAATACTATAACTGACTTGCATACTTTTACTGCTGCACCTGGTGCAACAGGAACAAGTGCGGGTGGAACAAGAGCAACAACTGCATTTGAGACAATTTCAAAAATGGCAAGTCATGTATTTGATGATCCAGCAAGTTCGGGAAATAAAGCATTTTATGTACCATATTTTGATACTAGTATGAATTATCATCCTTTTTGTTTTAAATGGAATACTTCATCTGATACTTTTACCAGAGATCAATGTTCAACTATTACTGGAACTTTAAGTAGTGGAATGTTAAATAATATGGATGGCACTGCGGCTTATAGAGCCAGGCTTAAAGGAATTGCAATAAATGAAACCTTTGTTAATAGCGGAAATAGGTATTTAACGGTATTTCCTTTACAAGGCCAAAAAGACGTAACTACTAGTGATGCGACGAAAAGAACATTCGTAACTTATGCCGTAAGTGATGTTAACGCTACATTATTAACATATCATAGTAACGTAATATCATCTACTCAAATATACCAAATTATATGGTTAAATGATACTAGAACTAAATTAGGAACTTTTAGTGAAAATGCATTTAAAATTTATAATTGGGATAATACTAATGGATGGGTGTTAACTGCCACAATTAATGAATCATTTAATGCGGTGGGAAGAGATTCAACAGATAGAATTTGGGCGGTTGGTGCAGATCAAGATGATGTGCCAGTTAATATTCATTTACTATCTAATGCAACTCCAGTGAGAGTGACAGTAACACCTGCTGCAAGCACTTATAACTACTCTGGTTCAAATATAAATTCTACTGTTGGAATTAGTGCATATGGTATGGATGGTGCTAGAATGGCAGTAAGTGTTAATTTAACTATTCAAGGAAGTACAATGACTTTCAGTGGTGGGGCAACAACCGCAACTGTAACTACTAGTACTTCTGCTGATGTAAACGAAGCAATTATTATAACTGGATCAGGTACAAGTGATATATTAACAAACGTGCAACTGTCATAGGTAATCGTAATGTCATCTATTGTTAATCAACTCACTAGAATAAGCGTAAGTCAAAAACCAGATGTTAAAGTATTTAATGATAGGTTTAATATTAAAGTTAATGATACAAATTCTAGTTGGGCATATTCTGCGAATAATACGATATTACAAATAAACGGTGATAGTCATACAATTAATAGTTCTGGCGGTAGTAATGTAAATAATGCTAGTCTTAATACAACATTTGTTTCTCGCGATTCTGATTTTTTCTCAGACTCTGTTGGAAAATATACTCCTGATGTGATAGGACATAATATAATTAAAGTGAGTTCTGTATTTCCTGCGTCAGAAATTAGTGAAGGTGGCGGTGGTACGCCCACTGGCCCAGACGCACAATCTTGGTCTTATGGATGATTTTAATAATATGTTGAGATTAAAATCTATATAAATAGAAGTGAACAAACTATTTAATTAGGAAACACTATGTCATCAAATAGACCCGACACCAGAGATGAATTGATAGATTATTGTTTGAGAAGATTAGGCTCACCAGTAATTGAAATCAATGTTGCGACAGACCAAGTAGAGGATCGTATTGATGACGCAATTGATTTTTATCAAGAATTTCACTCAGATGCTACACATAGGACATATTTAAAACATCTCGTTACTTCTGACGATGTTACAAACAAATATATTCCAATACCCTCAAGCGTAATTTATGTAACAAAATTATTTCCAATTATCACTGCTGGTAATACTTCAAATTTCTTTGATATTAAATATCAAATGATGTTAAACGATGTTGCTGATATGGGTAGTTTTATTGGGGATTTAATGTACTATGAACAAATGCAACAACACTTGGCATTGATTGATACCAAATTAAATGGTATTCCACAAGTAGGCTATTCACGAAGAGAGAATAGACTTCATATTCACGGTGAGTGGCAAAACGGTGATATAAAAGCAGGTGATTATTTGGTTGTAGAAGTGTTGCAAATTATTGATCCAGATACAAATGTTTCTGTTTATAATGATAGGTTTCTAAAAGATTATGCAACTTGTTTAATAAAAATTCAATGGGGGGCAAATCTTATTAAATTTGAAAATATGCAAATGCCAGGTGGGGTCACATTAAATGGTAGACAAATATATGATGATGCCATACAAGATAGAGATAGACTTGAAGAACGAATGAGGCTGGAACAAGAAATGCCACCTGATTTTATGGTGGGGTAAATTATGACAACTAATCATTATATTTCTCAAACAGTAAGAAGTGAACAAAATCTTTATGAAGATATTGTTATAGAGTCTCTCAAAACTTATGGGCAAGACGTTTATTATCTTCCTAGAACTATAGTAAATGAAAACAAAGTATTCGGTGATGACGTACCATCAGCATTCAATTCTTCATACAAAATAGAAATGTATATTGAAAATACTGAAGGGTTTGATGGTGAAGGTGATCTGTTTACAAAGTTTGGCGTTGAAATACGAGATGCTGCTACATTTATAGTTTCTCGTAGAAGGTGGAAAGGTCTTGTTGGTCAAACAACTAATGATATAGAACAAATAGAAAGGCCAGCGGAAGGAGATTTAATATATCTTCCTCTTTCAAACTCCATGTTTGAAATTATGCATGTTGAAAACGAACAGCCTTTCTATGCTTTAAGTAATCTACCTACATATAAAATGCGATGTGAATTGTTTGTATATAATGATGAATCTTTTGATACATCTTTGGCAGTTCTTGATGAACTTGAAGCGACAAGTGCTTATACTTATGAACTTACCTTAAAAATTCCTAGACAAGCAATAGCGACTGCTAATATAGGAGTATTATAATGCCTACTAACTATATTCAAAGTGGTTTAATTACTGACGCTGGTTTTGGATATGATTCTGCACCTGCAATAGTAATTGAAGCACCGACTACTCCTATACTCAAAGCGGTTATGATACCAAACTTAGATAGTGCCACCACAACAATATCAATTGGAGTTACCACTTCTGGATCACATTATCTGAGTGTGCCGAATATTACAATATCACCACCTACAGATTCAAGTAATAAACAAGCATTAGTATCGGCAATATTGTCAGGTAATAAAGTAAGTTCTTTTACAGTTACTAATGCTGGAAAATTTTATGATAGTTCTAGTACGGTTACCCTAACAATATCACCACCTACAGATTCAAGTAATAAACAAGCATTAGTATCATCTTCAATAGTATCCAATAAAGTATCTGGATTAACAATAACCAATGCTGGCAAATTTTATGATAGCGATAGTGCTGGAACTGCAAATATAACGATATCAGCCCCGACTGATAATGATAAACAAGCATTAGTATCATCTTCAATAGCATCCAATAAACTATCTGGATTAACAATAACCAATGCTGGTAAATTTTATGATAATTCTACACCACCCACAATAACAATTTCACCGTTTGATTCTGTTGGTGGTTCAACTGCTACCGCCACAGCAACAATAGTTAATAATAGACTTTCAAGTGTTTTAATTACAGATTCTGGTAGTGGATATACAACATCACCAACTGTTACAATTTCAGCACCAACATTACCGTCAAGTAATTTTACTGCAACAGCAAGTTTAACAATAGTTGATCATGTGGTATCTACTGTGACTATTACAGATTCTGGGGATTTTTATTCTAGCCCACCAACTGTTACAATTTCAGCACCAGAAAAGATAGCAAGCGACTTTACCGCTAGTGCATTACCAGTTATAACCAATGCGGTTTTATCATCTTTAACTATAACAGATTCTGGAAATTTTTATACAGATGCGCCAAGCGTAATTGTTTCAGCCCCAACAAAAGTTGCAACTGATTTTACAGCAACCGGAGTTGCAAATATGAATCCAGATGATAGCGATAATAGTATTTTATCTGTTACGATGACTAATGCTGGAAGATTTTATACAGAATTACCAACAGTAATTTTTGATAGTGCAACTGGAGACAGTAATCATTTCAGAGCGGCGGGTCACTCTGTTGTGCATCCAACAAATAGAACCATAACAGGAATAGTAATAACTGCGAGGGGAAAATATTATGAACCAAGTAAGGGCGCACCTTCAATTTATATTGCTCCACCAATCCTTGCGAAATATTCTGTTGGTGAAAAAATATCTCATCAATTAGCAACCACTAAACTTAGAGGTGAAATAACTAATTTTAATTCAGAAACTGGAGTAATGTCTTTAGTTCATGTAGGTGCTGATGATGGAAAGTATCATACATTTGCACCGGGATCAGACTCAGATATTGTTGGGGGCGATCATGGATTTAGAACAAAAATTTTGACAGTAAAAGAAGTTAATAAAATTTCTTCAAATGAACAGAATGAAGAATTTGCCGCTAATGTAAGTGGTACTACATTAGATTTCTTGGATTTTTCTGAAACTAATCCATTTGGTGATCCGGGAGACGAATAATGTTACAGTATTTCTATCACGAAAGAATTAGAAAATCAGTTGCAATTTTTGGAACTATGTTCAACAACATTTATGTGTTAAGAAAAGATTCTTCTGGAAAAATCATAAGTCAAGTAAAAGTACCACTTTCATATGCACCTAAAGCAAAATACTTAGAAAGGATCAGAGAAAATCCTGATCTTGAAAAGGATACAAGGGTTGCTATTAAACTTCCTAGAATGTCTTTTGAAATAACGTCTTTTACATATAATGCAGAACGTAAACTCCCTAAGATGAATGCATATGATAAAAATTTATCCGTCACATCTAATACTAAAAGAAATAAATTTTTCAGTCCTGCACCATATGACATTGCATTTCAATTAAATATCTATGCAAAGACGCAAGATGATGCTCTACAAATGGTGGAACAGATAATTCCATACTTTAATCCGCATTATACTATAACAATGAAACCTTTTGCAACATTAGCCTCTGACATAAAGGAAGATGTTCCTATCACATTAACGAGTGTAAATTTTGCAGATGATTTTGAAGGATCATTAGAACAAAGAAGAACTATAATTTATACTTTAGATTTTACGATGCTGGCGAACTTTTATGGGCCTATTAATGATCATAGTATTATTAGAAAAACAACTACTGATGTTTATAACCAAATTTTAGGAGATTCTAGTGATCCACAATTATCTCAATATACTATTGAACCTAATCCTTTAAATTTAGCACCGCCATCAGGAGATAGTGATTTTGGATTTACTGAAACAATAAAAGAAAATTTTGATAGTGCGTAGGAAAAAATATAATGAGTGATTCAAATAATGAAAAAAATGATTTAGAATTTACACGGCAGACTTATTACGACTTAATTCAAAAAGGTCAGGAGTCTTTAGATGAAATGATGAATATTGCTTCTGCTTTAGAACATCCAAGGGCGTTTGAAGTTGTTGCTGGTTTAATTAAAAATGTATCTGAAGTAAATGACAAACTCATTGATTTACATAAAAAGAAAAATGAGTTAAATAGAAATACTCAAGCATTAGAGGGTGGAACTACAAATAATTTGTTTGTAGGTTCAACTGTAGAATTACAAAGAATGCTTCAAGATATAAAAGAACCAGAGGCTATCCATATTAAAGATAATGAAAATGTAGTAGAATTTAATCCAAAGAGTGAAGATGACTGATCGTCAAGTAACAAACTCTTATCTTGGAAATATGAATGTAAAACGTGATGGTGTGATTCAAGAATGGACACAAGAAAGTGTTTTAGAATATCAAAAATGTATGAATGATCCAGCATATTTTGCAAAGACATATTGCAAGATAATATCACTTGATAGAGGTCTTGTCAATTTTGATCTATATCCATACCAAGAAAAAATGTTTGATCAATTTACTAACAACAGATTCTCTATCGTTCTAGCGTGTCGGCAATCGGGTAAATCCATATCATCAGTAGCATATTTACTTTGGTTTGCTTTGTTCAATCCAGAACAAGTTATTGCAGTTATGGCAAATAAAGGTGCGACAGCAAGAGAAATGCTGGGAAGAGTCACTCTTATGTTAGAGAATTTACCTTTCTTTTTGCAACCAGGATGTAAAGCACTAAATAAGGGTTCAATTGAATTTAGTAATAACTCTAGAATAGTTGCGGCAGCAACTTCAGGTTCATCTATTCGCGGCATGTCGGTAAATTTACTTTACCTTGATGAGTTTGCATTTGTTGAAAGAGCAAACGAATTTTATACTTCAACATATCCTGTTGTTTCTGCTGGTGAAAATACTAAGGTTATTATCACTTCTACTGCAAACGGCATAGGTAATGTCTTTCATAAAATTTGGGAAGGTGCTGTTCAAGAAGTAAATGAATATAAACCTTTTAGAGTTGATTGGTGGGATGTGCCGGGCCGTGATGTTGCATGGAAAGAACAAACAATCAATAATACGTCCCAACTTCAGTTTGATCAAGAATTCGGAAACACATTTATAGGAACTGGAAACACGCTTATAGAGGTTGAAACATTACTTTCATTATCAGCAACACAACCTAAAAAAAGAATTGACAAAGACAGTGTTTTGGTATATAAAGAACCAATAGAAGGTCATACTTATGCTTGTATGGTTGATATTGCTCAAGGTAGAGGCCGAGATTATTCAACATTCAATATAATTGATATTTCAAATGATGTGTTTGAACAAGTTGCTGTATATAGAAATAATCTTATATCTCCATTATTATTTCCAAATATAATTTATAAGTATGCTTCTGCATATAATATGGCAACTGTTGTAGTTGAATCAAATGATGCTGGAATGGTTGTGGCTAACGGATTGTATCACGATTTAGAATATGAAAATATGTATGTTGAATCTTTAGTGAAAGCAGATTCTATTGGTATTAAAATGAATAGAAAAGTAAAAAGAATGGGCTGTTCATCATTCAAAGACTTACTTGAAAATAAAAAATTAATCATACATGATGAAAATACTATACTAGAAATATCTACGTTTTCGGCAAAAGGAAATTCGTGGGAAGCAAGTGATGGTAATCATGATGATCTAGTGATGAATTTTGTTCTTTTTGGGTATTTTGTAGGTACACTTCATTTTAATGAACTTACAGATATTGAAATTAAAGATTTGTTATTTTCTCAGAAAATGCAAGAAATTGAAAATGATGTGCTACCTTTTGGATTTATAGATGATGGTAGACATGAAATAGTTGTAGATCACGAAGCAGAGAGATGGCATATACAAACAGAATATGAAAGGTTCTAAAATACACTTTATATAAATACAAGTAATTGAACATAACCGTATTATGAAGAACTTATTAATTTACTTGGAAAAGGAAAAGAGAAATGGCATTAACAGCACCCTCTGAATCTCCTGCAATCGTTGTAAAAGAAGTTGATCTAACTAGTGGAGTTCCCAACATACCTACGTCAACAGGTGCGTTTGTAGGAAACTTTTCTTGGGGTCCATGTGATGTACCCACACTCGTTAGCAATGAAGCAACCTTAGTAGGAACTTTTGGAAGTCCTGATACAGTTAATACTGTAGACTTTCATGCAGCAAATCAATTTTTGCGATATTCTGATGATTTATTTATCGTTAGAGAGTATACAGATACAGCAAAAAACTCATACGAAACAACGGTTGGGGCAACAACTTATACCGGATTGACTCATTCATCAATCTCTGGTGCGGCTGGCGCAAGCGCAACTGGCACTGGCGCGGAATGGACAGTAGTAAGAAGTGGTGGTGCTTATTCAGCAACACTAACAAATGAAGGAACTGGCGGCGACTATAATGTTGGAGATTCAGCAGTTATTCTTGGAACCAGTTTAGGTGGCGCATCACCTGCAAACGATCTGAAGATTATAATCACTGGCGAAGATTCTGCTGGTGCAACTGGTGTAGTTGATATCGGTACATTCACAACTTCTGGTACGCCAGTAGCAGGAAGTGGATCAGTTCCATTAGTAACAAATACTGACAACTTTGATGGACAAAAAGCCCAACTTGGTACAGATGGACACACCTTTGTGGCAAAGTATCCTGGAGTTCTTGGAAATAGTTTAAAAGTTTCTATAATTGCAAACAGCACTGGTGATTCAGATTTCACTAATTGGGCGTATAGAGGATTTTTTGATGCTGCGCCAGCAACTTCAGACTTCGCAAACACCGCTAGTGCGGGTGCGGGTACAAGTGTCACTAACGATGAAGTTCATGTTGCCATTATTGATGAAGAAGGTGATGTTTCAGGAATTGCTGGTACAGTTTTGGAAACATTCCCATTTGTTTCTTTGATACTGGGAGCGAAAACTAATCAAGGATCAACAAATTATATTCAAGAAGTAATAAACAGAAATTCACAATATGTTTGGTTACCTTCTGTCAATGATTCTAGATTTGGTACAAATGCAGGTACAGCACCAACAGGAACTAAAGATTACTCCAATGTGTTTGGAACTGGTAGTAAAAAAGAACTTACAATATCTCTTGGTGGAGGTGTAAATTCAACGGCACTTGTGGCAGCAGATTTTGGAACTGGCTTTGCCAAATTTAATGATCCAAATGCTTTAGCGATTGATTTCATGATTGCTCCTGGCCTAGCGACTGCTCAAAATCATCAAACTGTTGTAAATAATATGGTATCTATAGCACAAAACACACGTAAAGATTGTATGGTATTAACATCACCAAATCGTGATGCAATTGTTGGAAAAACAACTTCAGCGGCGGCGGTCACGGCAATTTCAAGCGCAATGACTTCTAATTCATTTACAAGAAGTTCTTACCTTGCTGTTGATAACAACTATCTAAAAGTTTACGACAAATATAATGATCAATACATTTTTATTCCAGCAGCATCTTCTACAGCAGGTATTATGGCAGCAACAGACAATAATTTTGCTCCATGGTTCTCACCAGCAGGTACTCGTAGAGGTCAATATTTTGGTGTAACTAGTTTGGCATATTCGCCAACTAAATCAGAGAGAGATACGCTGTATAAAGCAGGTATCAACCCAATCGCTAATATTCCGGGCGAAGGTATATTGCTTTATGGTGATAAAACTCACTTAGCAAGACCATCAGCATTTGATCGGATTAATGTTCGTAGATTGTTTCTTGTTCTTGAGAGAGCAATTGCAGCAGCGGCACAAAACATTCTGTTTGAATTTAACGATGAATTTACAAGGGCTGAATTTGTAAATATCGTTGAACCTCTACTCAGAGATGTGAAAGGTAGAAGGGGAATTACCGATTTCAAATTGGTTTGTGATGAAACTAATAACACACCGTTAATTATAGATTCAAATCAATTTATCGCTTCCCTATTCATCAAACCTGCAAGGTCTATTAACTTCATCACCCTTAACTTTGTTGCTGTACGCACTGGAGTTACGTTTGAAGAAGTTGTTGGCACTTCTGGCGTATAAGATAGCATAGGAGATAAAAAATGGCGATTTTAGGCGTAGACGATTTTAAAGCAAAATTAAGAGGGGGTGGCGCAAGAGCAAACCTTTTTAAAGCAACCATTAACTTTCCAGGATATGCAGCAGGTAATGTTGAACTTACATCTTTTATGTGTAGGGCAGCACAACTTCCAGCATCAACACTGAATGCAATTGAAGTTCCCTTCAGAGGTAGGCAGTTGAAAATTGCTGGAGATAGAACATTTGAAACTTGGACCGCAACAATCATTAATGATACTGATTTTGGTACAAGAAATGCATTGGAGCGTTGGATGAATGGTATTAATTCTCATTCCACCAACATTGGATTTACCAATCCTCAAACTTATCAAGCAGACCTTTTGGTTGATCAACTTGATAAAGATGAAAGTATTTTGAAAAGATATATTTTCAGAGGTTGTTTTCCAACTAATATTTCTTCAATTGAATTATCTTATGATACTCAAGATGCTATTGAAGAATTTACTTGTGAGTTCCAAGTACAATATTGGGAAAGTAATAGCACAAGTTAACGTATAAATACTTGTGAAAAGTGGGGGGATTCGTTCCCCCACTCAATATAAATCATAGGAATGTTTCATGGCAGAAAATACAGTTTCTCTCTTTGGTTTTGAGATAAAACGAAAGAAGCAAGGTGATAAAGAAGCAGAAAGAATTAAAAGTGTAGTTGCGCCACAAAGTGATGATGGTGCTGGATATATTACTGCATCTGGAAGTCATTTTGGTCAATACATAGATATTGATGGTGATAATACCAAAGATAATATCGCGATGATTAACAAATATCGTGGAATTTCTATTCATCCAGAAGTTGATATGGCGATAGAAGATATTGTAAATGAAGCGATTGTAAATAATGCAGATGAAAGTACATTATCCTTAAATACCGACGAAATAGACGCACCAGATAACATTAAAAAAATAGTTCAAGAAGAATTTGATAATGTTCTCTCAATGTTTGACGCATCTGAACATGCTCATGATCTGTTCAAAAGATGGTACATTGATGGTAGAATTTATCACCATATTTTAGTTGATGAAAAAAATGAAAAAGCAGGTATTCAAGAAGTTCGTTTCATTGATGCCACAAAAATAAGAAAAGTTAAAGAAGTTAAAACTAAAAAAGACCCTGCCACAAATGCAGACATTATTGAATCAATTAATGAATATTTCATATACACTGAAAAACCAGGAAAAACATCAGCAGGGCAAATTCAAAATAAAGGTGTAAAATTTACACTAGATTCAATCAATTATGTAACAAGTGGTCTTTTAGATGAATCCAGAAAAAAAGTTGTTTCTCATTTACATAAGTGCATTAAGCCTGTCAATCAATTAAGAATGATGGAAGACTCTCTGGTTATTTACAGATTGAGTCGTGCGCCAGAACGTAGAATTTTTTATGTTGATGTTGGTAACTTACCAAAAGGTAAAGCAGAAGAATATATGAAAAATATTATGACCAAATATCGTAACAAACTCGTTTACGATGCTGGTACTGGTGAATTGCGTGATGATCGTAAACATATGTCAATGCTTGAAGATTTTTGGTTGCCACGCAGAGAAGGCGGTAGAGGAACTGAAGTAACAACACTTCCGGGTGGTGATAACTTAGGTCAAATTGATGATATCATATATTTTCAAAAACGGTTATATCGTTCATTAAATGTTCCACTCAATAGACTAGAACAAGAATCACAATTTTCTCTTGGTAGGAACAATGAAATTACAAGAGAAGAAGTCAAATTTAGTAAATTTATAGACCGCCTTCGCAAAAAATTTAGTATGATTTTTTTACAAGTACTTAAAAAACAATTAGTGCTTAAAAAGGTTATAACTGAAGCAGATTGGGATGCTTGGAAAACCAGTATAAGAGTTGACTATGCAAGAGATAATTATTTCTCTGAAATGAAAGACGCAGAAGTTTTAAGAGAAAGACTACAGACACTTGATATTATGACTCAGTATGTTGGAGACTATTTCTCTAAAGAATGGGTATTTAAAAATGTTTTGAAATATAGTGAAGAAGATATTAAAGAACTGAAGTCTCAAGTAGAGGATGAAATAAAAAGCGGAGAAGTAGCAAATCCCGCTGATGCTGAAGAAGAATAAAGTATGAAAAATGATATTCTAAAGTATATACTACATCCACAAGGAATTACCGGAACATTAGATTTAAGAGATAATGCTGAGATAGAGTTTCCTTTTAACACAATAAGTGTTACTATAGGAATTGATTTAGATCAAACTTTTGAGCAGCATAGGGCTTGGAAACCTGTCACTATTGATGAAGTTGATGTTAGTTCTGATTACCCATATTTTAGACCTAATAATTACGTTTGGGAATACACTTCAACACTGCCCACAGACCCATTATCCACTACTTTTGTAATACAAACATATTCTTCCTCAAATGAAAATACTGCTAAAAATGATATGTGGTCTGATATCAATCAACCAACATATCAAGGAATAAAATTAAAATTAAAAATAGCACCGTCTGATATTATTTTAGGATCAAATTCTGGTGTGGTCATATCATCTGGATCAGAGGATTCATCAACTCCATTAGTGGATTTATCTAATCCAAATACTGTGTTTAGTGGTCTTGTTGCAGATAGCGGTAGATTTAATGATCTTTATGCTGACAGTGCATATTTTAAATATCTCAGGGCAGACAGTGCCGATATAAAATGGTTAAGGGCTGATAGTGTTGATATTATTTCTCTTAGGGCTGATAGTGGATATATAAAACAATTAACCTCAGATAGTGGATATTTTAAATATCTCAGGGCAGATAGTGGATATATTTCTCAATTTAGATCAGATAGTGCTAAAATATCATTCTTAAATGTTCCCAAATTGAGTGGTGATAGCGCAAGTATTCAATCAGAACTTAAAGTTGGCAGGTATGTTTTTGACGCTGGTGAATGGGATAGTAATGATTTCTTAACAGACGTTAATGCACTTGCTCAAGATGATTTTGGAGGCATTTATTATACTCAACCAGATTCTATAAGTGGTGTGAGAGAAAAATTTGCACACGTAAAGTATGATCAGATAGACAAAAAATGGCAATTTTTTCCTAATTTAAATATCTCTGATTTGGATAGTTCTGGCACTATTGGTAATGATGATGATGCATCTAATATGCCTTTTGGGGAAGGTGAGAATGGACAATTTCTTTTCTATGATAAACTTCAAAAAAAGTACGATTGGGATTATATTGTAACAAGTGGTAAATTTGTATTTGATAGTGATCAGTTATCAAATGCTCTAAAAAATATTCCTGCTGATCTTGGATCAGATTCGGATAAAGCAGAAAGTTTAAAACAATATTTTGATTATAAGTTTTATAGTCATGGTGATGAGAAATTTATTGAAAGTGGTGGAAATTTAATATTAGTACAGTCTGATATTAATAACCTTAATTCATTTAACAACCACGACAAAATCAAATCTGCGAGGCTGGATAACCAAAATACATACGTGTATTTAGATTCCACTAATCATACATTTAATACTACTAATTTGGACTCTGATAGACTCAATATAACACCTAAAATGCAAAAAATTAATAAATCTATTAATGGAGTTTATTCAAATAGTCCTTCACAATCCTATACATTACAAGCAACATTTAGTGCTGTTGATAGTGAAAAACAAACTGGTGCTATGGGTATATTAGTTGGATTAATAAAATCTGGTTTAGATGAAAAAACATTAACTGTATTAAGAAGCACTAGACAAGACGGTATGTTTGATTCTGATATAGATTGGGTGCAAACTCGCAATGACTATCCATTTAATTTTGAATTAGTATATAATGCTGGTCAAGCAGATGAAACTGTAATTGATATGGGTAGAATGATTGAAGCACCACCAATTAATGCTAATGCATCATGGGATTCTAGTGGTCATGTTGTAATTAAGGTTCAAAAAAGAGACTATAGTTTAGTAATAGAAACAAGTCAATTTGGAGACTCTTCAATTGATCCTTTGACAACGAAAAGAATTGATCTTTATGATAACACAGGAATTCCCTCAGAAGTAGATTATCTTGATTTAAGAGAATTTGGAAATCCTGTTCATTACGGATTTGCGTTTGATAAAATTTCAAATGCAACAGTGAAAGATATATTATTCTCTGAAGGTACTGAAGGTTTTCATCAGACTGATGCAAACACTGTTGTAGACTTACAAAATAAAATAGCATACTTATATTTTGATAGCGATAAGGCATTAGATTTTGGGGTTTCCAAAGGATATCATCAGACTGATAGTGATGGTTTTGGTGGGCCTATTGTTGGCGGCGATATAATTACTGGTAGACTTTATCACAATCCAGAATTAGGTGCTACTTGGTATCAAGACCCATATTCAACATTTCAAATAGGGCAAGTACAAAGTAAGGCCCAGCAGAAACTCTTAGATGGAGTTAAATTATTCATAGCAGGTGGTTATGATGGAGATAAACTTAGAACAATAGAAAAGGATGATCTTGGATTAGAAAGTATTGACGCTACTTTTATAAAAAATGAAAAGGGTTTAACCCTCACTGTTTTTACAAATATTGGTGATCTAGTTTCAACCACAAATTATAATATAGATGCAACGGTTGATACTAGTGGAGTTGTTGCTCAACAAATGGCAACTGATTTAACTGCTTTGAGAAACGGTGGAACGGATAATATTTGTATCATTACATCTTTTGGGAATTGGAAATATACTGATTCATTTTTAATAGCAGAATTAAAAGAACATGGTTTAGTAAAATTATCAGCGTCTGGTACAGCAGCAATAGGAAATTATCAATATGCTTCTATTTTTCAACTTGGATCAAAAAGTAAAGTTTATGAAGTCGCTGAGTATTCTAATTCAATAAATCAACCAAAAATAAGAGTTTTCATACTAAACAAAACATTTTTCTTGATTGGTGGAGAAACTAATAGTAATAGCGCACTGACTAATTTTAGAGGAAATATTATTGCAGAAACTACTGGAAATAATGATTTAAAATTGAGTGGTGGTGTTATTGCATCTACACCATCTACATTTAACAGTACAGTAAATGTTTCTGCTGGTGCTACAAACGGTATTCATTTTCCAGACGAAGCATTTGCTTCTGATGCTGATGACCAAGCAAGAATATATTTAATTGATAGTCCAAACGCATCTGGAAATCAAATTTTAACAATAGAAGTAAAAAATGACAATACCGATTTAATCAACCTTAGTACTCCAGAGTCTGATGGTAATGGAAAGAGTATGAAAGGGTTACGTCATAATATGAAATCAATATTCTCTGAGGGATATTTGGATATTTCATACGATGACAGTCCCAGTTTGGGTGGAAATTTAAATATCAAAGAGTATAAAATATTTAGTAAGCCTTCAAATGATGAGTGGGAAGGAGATAAACCAACATTTGAGTTTGATTACGATGCAGCAGCAGATGAGACAAATAGTACTTTATTATCTAGTTATAATTCAATGTATAACTTTTTAGATATTACTAATAACTCAACTGGAAAATATTTTGGAATTTGGAATAATAAAAATCCATATAGTGATACAATAAATTCTGGAAACTCAATCTTTAGAGTAGATGAGAATGGCGATGTTAATGTAACTGGAGTATTTAATACAGTAACTACAGATGGACTTACGGAAGGGTCAACAAACCTTTACCACAGAGATAGTAGAGCAATTATTGCTGTACAAAATAAAATATCTGTAACTACTGCATCAGCGGCTGGTGGGGGAGCATTGTCTTGGACACCTTCTACTGATGCTGTTCAAGATGGTGTTCTTGGATTTACACCAGCACTTTCTCATAGTGTCACTACTGATACTCCTGATGGAACCACATCTACTTTAGCATACAATACTTCTACTGGGGTATTTACATTTAAATCTGCAAAAATATCAGATATTGTAGATTCAACACTTGAAAATATCGGTGTGGCAAATGCGACTCCGAGTGGAAATGCAAGTTCTCTTGCATATAATAGTGGTACTGGACTTATTACTTTAACACCAGCGGATATTCCAACAACTGCAAAATCGGCTGTTTCTGTAACTAATGATGCAAGTAATAGAGAAGCAGGTGGAGAAATAAGTTATGTTGAAGGTACTGGTGTAATAACATTTAAAAAGGATTATCAGTTATCAGTCACTAATGTAACACCATCTGGTACAGGAAGTCTTGCTTATAATGGAACTGGTATTTTTACTTTCACACCACCTGCTGCTGGTGAAGGGTTAACTGTAACGACAAGTTCAGCACAATCTAGACAACCAGCGGCATTATCACATTCAAATGGAACATTTACATTTAGACCAGCGGAACTATTTCCACCAATATCAATCATAGATACACCATCTATACCATCTCATGGTGAAGGAAGTTTGGCATATGATTCCGAAACTGGGGTTTTAACGCATCTTAGAGCGGCGACAGTAAGTCTTTTAAATTTTAGAGGAACTACAGATTCTGATAATGCTGAGTTTGGAAAAGTAGGTACAATTAGTTTTAGTTCTGATTCTAATTATGGAATTGGTACTTTTAAATTAACTCCTGGATATTTTGCAACTACAGTAGATTCATGTCTGGATACTTTTTTAACCATACCACACTCCGCACCTTCTGGTGATGAAAATAAACCTTCTGTAATGATGTTGGATAGTAATTCCGCAACAAAATTTATAAACAGAAGAATGAATTTAAATGATTTTATTAATTTTGACGATAGTGCTAATGCTTCTGTTGGTTGGGTATTAACAAAAACAACACAAATTTCTGGGACAACACCTTCAGAATTTCAAATGAAACCATTACCTTCTTCAATAGGATTAACAGATTTAAGTGTTACTGGCCTTACTAGTGCAGATGATGTTAATGGAAATATTGTTTACGACAATACTAATGGCGAATTTTCTTTTAAACCACCATTTTTTATTGGTAGAATTACAGGTGGTAATGGTGGAACCACCACACCAGATGCAAACAATGGAATTGTGACTTTTACTGCTGATGCCACAAGTGGTTTGACTGTATCGGCAAGTGGACAAACAGTAACAATTGATGCTTCAAGCGTAGGTGGATTTTCTGTTGACAATAACGCAAATAATAGAATCGTAACTGCAACTGGTACTGGTGGTAACGCTGAAGCGAATGCTACTTTTGATGGTTCAACATTAGCAATTACTGGTGCTATTACAGCAACCGGAAATATTAGTGCAGAAGGGAATGTTATTGCTGCTGCATCATCAGATTTAAGACTTAAAGAAAATTTACAAAAAATTGATAATGCTCTTGAAAAAGTTAGCAGATTAAATGGATATACATTTACTTGGAATGAAAAAGCGGATAAAATTTTCTCATCTAAAAATGATGTAGGTGTTGTAGCACAAGAAGTTGAAGAAGTTCTACCAGAGATTGTTATAGATAGAGTAGATGGGTATAAGGCCGTTTATTATGAAAAACTTGTTCCTTTATTGATTGAATCAATTAAAGAGTTAAAGGAAAGAATTGAGGAACTGGAGAAAAGATAATGGTAAAGTTGAGGATGGTTAATTTATTTGATGCAAATGATCCAGGTCTCAGTTTAGATTCTATAGACGAAGTTTTTCCTTCTGGTAGTTCAGTAAACCACACTTTAACTGATTATTATAGAGGTGGAAGTTATGTCTCAGCAAATGAATCAATTTTAATTCCAACAAGCGGTGAAATATCAATACTAGATTTTCAAGGTGCTGGTGATGGAATAGCAGAACCATTTAGAACACATTGGGGTGCAATAGTCACTGGACAATCTGGGGAAAATATTAGTGCAACTGTCTCATATGATGTAACTCCACCAGCACATTTCGCTGGAAAACATTTTGGATGTATTATTGTTGCTGGCGGTGGGGGTGCTGGAATTGCACCAGGAGGCGGTGGTGGCGGTGGATCAGTGGTTTATATACCAAAAGGAATTCCATTTAATGCTGGAGATAAATGGGTATTTGATGTTGGTGCAGGGGGTGCAGGAGGATCAACAGGTGATGGTGCAAGTGGTGGTTCAACAAAACTAAAGGTAAAACCAAGTGGTGGAAGTTCTTATGAGGTTTTTGTGCAAGCCAATGGCGGTAGGGGTGGTGATGGTCTAATAAATAATTCTGGTATCGCTAGTGATGGCGGCACTGTTGAATTGTTTAATACGACACATAAGAGAAGTCAAAATAGTATATTCAATGATTATCCAGATAATGATGATATTCAAACTTCAACAGGCGGTGATGGTGGTATTATAGTCGCGTTTACTGGCGGCGATTACGGCGGTGGCGGTGGTGGAGTAGGTGCATTTAATTATACATTTGGTCCATGGTCAAGTGGAACAGTTTTAGACCCTGTTGGTGGAAAAGGTTTTGGGGCAAGTGGTCAAACCCCTTCTAATGGAAATGGTGGTACTGGAGTTCTTGCTGCTGGTGGTGGGGCAAGAGGTCCAGTAGTATCACCATCAAGCGCAAGTAGTACTAATTTTCAAAGAAATTCTGGTGGAGGTATTTTTGATTCTTCCTACGATATGGCAACAAAGTATACAATGGATAGAGGTATGATTACAGGTGTCGCAGAAACTGGGTTTCAAGACGCCCAAGGTATTCCTTTTGGAACATCTAGCACTGTAACAACTGGAAACATATCAATGAAAAAGAATGTTTTTGTCGGTAATTCAAATACAAAAAATACACGAAATTCTTACTTCAAACTCACAAACACTAATAAAACTGATGGTGCTAAAGATGGTGGTGAAGGCTCTCACTCAAAAGCAGGTGGTCATGGGATTTATGGTGGAAAAGATGGAAATGCAAGAGAAACAGGAACTACTAGTGATGGTGGTTCTGGTACACATGGTAGAATCTATAATCCAAAAAATTGGGGCGGTGGCGGCGGTGGTGCTGCTGCATTTGATGGAAGTACAGGAGCATGGGGAGTTTGTGGTGGTCCTGGAATTGCTATGATATTCGGTTCAACACCTTCAGTAGATAGTGCGTTTTTAACGGCAGAAGGAACAGAATTAATTATACCACATATATTTCCCACAGCAGATGGGTATTTTGATAGTGATGGATGGCATTAATTTGAAAAAACTATTTTGTATAAATAACAATATAATAAGGAGATATTGAAATGGAAGATGAAGATTTTGAAGTAGAGTATGAGACTAATGATGTAGAAAGCAGTGAAAACGAAACTATTGATACTAGTGCAGAAGAAGATATAGAAGTGGAAGAAACTCCTACACTTGATATGATTGATGCTATCCATGATGGCAATCTTAGAGTTGCTGGTGAAGTTTTTAGTGATATGCTTGGTGATAAAATCAAAAGCGCACTAGATATGGAAAGAATATCTATGGGCCAAAAAATGTTTGCGAATGCAACATCTGAAGAATAAATTTATATAAATAAACTATAGGCTAATAAAAAGAGTTAATTTAATGAAAACTTTTAAAGAATTAAAAGAAAACCTACTAATTGAAAAATCTATGAAAGTAGATGGTGCTAAAGTTGATATTAAAAAAGTAGGAAAAGAATTTAAAGTTGATATTGATGGTGAGCATTTGGACAATTATAGTTCAGAAAAAGAAGCGATGACCATGGCAAAAGAATTCATTAAGCAATATAAAGGATAAGACATGAAACTAATTGCTGAGTACTGTGA